TTCAAAAGCTGCAAGAATGACCAAATCGCAAATTAGGTCTGCTGTATCGAGAAAAAGAGCAGCAGGTAATACAGGACCAAAACCAAAGAATGTTAAAACATTTGCAAAAAGAAAATAAAATTACTAGATACGAATTACAACACTTGATGTTGAAACACCGAGTTTCAATCAATGAGCTGTTCCTTAAAACAGGCATACCTGTCAATAAAATTAAGGGATATCTTACTGGGAGAAGAACTATACCCACTTATGTAGTGGATAGAATCAAACAGATAGGAGAACAAAATGACTGAAAAAGATCAGCAAATTAAAGCTGGACAAGATGCCAAGTTATTACTTGAAAATCCCCAAATGGTTGCTGCTTTCAATTCTGTATTGAACAATGGATATCAACAATGGATATCTACTGAAATCAAAGATACCGAAGGCAGAGAAGCGCTTTACCATAAGCAAAGAGCCATTTTAGAGGTCAAAAACAACCTAGTGCAAACTGTCGAAAATGGACAGATACTAGAAGATGAACGTAAGGGAGTTAAAAAATGAGTGATAACATACCAACTAAAGAAAGCAAACACAAAGGAATTCCTGTAACTGATGTTGAATCAGCACAGAAAGCACTTCTCGGAGTCATGCAGAACTCGAAAGAACAATCTGAAAGCACCGAAGAAGAAATGACTACTCAGGATGAAGTAGTCGAACAGGCAAATGATGTTGCCGAATCAGTACAAACAGAAACAGATGATAAGCTAATTTCTAGCGCAGATGTTGAAAACATTGTTGATGAACAACCAACTGAGGAAGTTGAGAAACCAGAAACATACACCATCAAGGTCGATGGTAAAAATGTTGAGGTTACTCTCGATGAACTCAGAGCAGGTTATTCAAGACAAGCTGATTACACACACAAGACACGAGTATTGTCCGAACAACGCAAACAAGCTGATGAAGAATTAGCTGCGACTCGACAAGAAAGGGATCGTTACATTTCTCAACTTGAAAAACTTGACGATGTGGTTGGTTCTGAACTTAAAACTTTAGAAAAAACCGATTGGGAAAGACTCAGGGTAGAGAATCCAACTGATTATTTACTCAAAAAAGGCAGATTAGATGATCTTGAAAAGCAACAAAAATTAGTTGTTGATGAAAAGAACAAAATCGAAGAAGCTAAAAAAATTGAGTTTCAGAAGAAATGGCAAGAAACTTTAAGTGAAAACAAGAAGATTATTTCTGACAAAATACCAAACTATTTCCATGCAGATGAAGGTACTAAAATACAAAATAGCATCAGAAAATATGCTATGGATCAAGGTTTGACTGAGCAAGAGATTGATTCGATGGTTGATGCAAGGGCGGTAAAGATACTTTACGATGCCATGTTGTACGACCAGCTTCAAAAAACTCAGATTTCTAAGAAAAAATCTAAAGTAGTGCCTAAAGTTACTAAACCCGGAACTTCAACGACAAAATCAGATATAGATACAGAGAAAGTGAAGCGACAAAAGAGCAGATTAAGGAGAAGTGGTAAAGTTGATGACGCTGCGTCATTAATCAAATCCATCCTTTAATCGACAATACTTAACTTTTAACACAGAGGTGTAAAAATGGCGCAATTATCAAACACATTTGAAACCTATGATGCTGTGGGAAATAGAGAGGACTTGCAGAATATTATCTACGATATCTCTCCAACAGACACACCATTTATGTCATCTATTGGTGTAGGTGATGCAAGTGCAACTAAGCACGAATGGCAAACTGACTCACTAGCATCAGCAGCTTCAAATGCGCAAATCGAAGGAGATGATTCTCCAAGCGCTGCGTTATCAGCTACAACTAGGGTGTTTAATCACACTCAAATATCTTACAAACCAGTTATGGTTTCAGGTACACAAGAAGCAGTAGATCACGCAGGTAGAGATTCTGAACTAGCTTATCAAATAGCGAAAGCAGGGAAAGAACTCAAAAGAGATATGGAACTAGACTTGACAGGCAAGAACGATGCGACAGCAGGTTCAGGCAATGGAGCTTCGGCTCGTAAGTCAAGAGGTTTTGAATCTTGGACAGTAACCAACAACAGTTATGGTTCAGGTGGTTCAAACTCTAGTGGCTCTGTAACAGATGGCACACAAAGAGTTTTAACTGAGTCAATACTTAAAACAGAACTAAAAAGCTGTTTTGACAATGGCGGTGATCCTGACTTATTGCTAGTTGGTTCTTTCAACAAACAAAAAGTATCTGGATTTACAGGTAACTCAACTCGTATGGACATGGCGGAAGATAGAAGTCTAGTGGCTACTATTGACGTTTACGTTTCAGACTTCGGAGAAGTAAGAGTGGTTGCTGATAGATTCATTCGTTCTTCTGGAAGAAGTGCTTTAGCCGTAGATACTGAAATGTTTGCTACAGGGTTTTTAAGACCTTTCCAAACACAAGAACTAGCGAAAACAGGTGATGCTGAAAAGAGATTACTCTTGGCAGAATGGACACTTGTTGCTAAAAATGAAGCATCATCAGCGACTATTGCTGACTTAACAACTTCATAATAAAATTCATATATCCTGATATATATGTTAGGGGGAGCTTTTATCCTTGTTTTTTTGCTCCCCCACTTTTGATACCAAATTAATAATGACCTTGAAGAAGGTATCGCTTCGGAACGAGGGTTATTGACATGGAGAAATTTAATGAGAACATTAAACGATTATTTTATAACAGCAGAGATAGAAGATATTTCTACTGCATCAAGTACGTTTGTACCAGTTCCTGATGGTGGCAGAATAATTAAAATCATAACAGCACTACAAGGTGCTATAAGTGGTGGTAATGCTGCAATTAGTTTTGAAATTGGTGGTACTGCTGTAACAGGTGGTGGCATTACAGTTGCACATTCAGGTTCAGCAGCAGGTACAGTTGATTCAGCAGTACCTACAGCAGCTAATCGAGTTGAAGAAGATGGAACTATCGAAATGATTACAGATGGTGGTTCTACAGGAACTAAAAAATTATTAGTAACATTTGTAATTAGGAGATAAATATGGCTAATTATGGTTTAAGAGTAACCAATACAATCAAAAGGACTGTAAATACTGGTTCTCAGCAAACAGCAGCAACTAATGCAAGTACAGAATACGTCAGAGTCATAGCTGATACTGATGGTGTGCATATCGCATTTGGTGCTAATCCTACTGCAACCACAAGCTCAACATATCTCGCAGCAAACAATGATGAGATATTTAAAATTGATGGCGGTATGAAAATTGCTGCGATTGTGGCAAGTTCTACAGCTAATCTGTATATAGATGAGTTAAGTGAATGAGTAGAAAGATAGGACATAATCAAATATTTCACTATCATAATCCCACAGGGGAGTTTGCAATAGAACACATTGAAAATATACAACCCCTTATTGACTCGAACAAACGACTACAACAGGAAGATCATCTCAAATCGGATGATTTTAGGTTATCTGCGAGGATTCCTATGACTGTGTACTACGAATGGAAAAGAAAATTTGGGGTTGATTTGTTCAACCCAGATCACAAACAGGGTGTGAAAAAGCTACTCAATAGCCCTGAATATAAATATCTTAAAACGACACAGAGAAGAATATAATGGCAATTTCGACATATTCAGAATTAAAAACTGCAATCGCTAATTGGTTAGATAGAACTGATCTTGATGAGAAAATACCTGAATTTATAGCTTTAGCAGAAGCAAGGCACAGGAGAGATTTCAAGATAAGGCGCATGGAAACTAGAGTAACTGCTAATACTATTTCAGACACCGAATATTATACTTTACCTGACAATTTTGTTGCTATGCGCAATATACAACTCAATACTGATCCGAAAACAGCATTAGAGTATCTAACACCAGAGCAAATGGATAGAGTACAAGCCGGTAGTAAAACAGGCAAACCTAAAGCATTTTCGATTATTGGCAATAATTTTCAGCTCAGACCTATACCAGATGGTATATACGAGATAGAAATGCTTTACTTTAAGTATTTTACAGCTTTGTCAGACAGTAACACATCAAATGATATGCTTACTTTTCACCCAGACGCTTACTTGTATGGTTCGTTGGTAGAAGCAGAGCCATATTTATTCAACGATAAAAGATTACAAACTTGGGCAAGTCTTTATGACAGAGCCAAACAAGACATTATTTCATCAAACGAAAGAGATAGGCACTCAGGAGTAGCACCAACCACAAGAATTGACTATGGGGCTTATTAATGACCACATGGACACCTCTGACTACAACAAGCACTACTTGGTCTACTGTACCTGAAACTGCACAAGGTTACATAGAAACAGAAGATAATTTGTTTTTGATTGCTACCGAAGATAACGAATTAATACAACAAGAAGATAGGACAGATATATCTCCTGATAATTGGCAAGATGTACCAACAACATCGACAACGACTTGGACAATACAATAAATGGCAACTAAAAAGATTTCAGATTTTACCGCAACTACGACACCATCGAGTGGCGCAGAGTTTGTTATTGTACAATCTAGCTCGAATCTTAAAGTAACACTCGCAAACATAGCTGCTAACATGCCTGATTTAACAGCAACGAGTGTAGTATCTTCTGGAACAGTTACCGCAACAGGTGGATTTGTTGGGAATTTGACAGGAAATGTTACAGGTAATTTAACAGGTGTTGCAAGTTCTGCCACAGCTTTAGCCACAGGTCGTACAATAGGTATGACAGGCGATGTTACTTGGACATCAGCAAGTTTCGATGGATCAGGAAATGTTACAGGCACATCGGCTATCGGCACAGGGGTTATAGTCAATGCAGATGTCAATACGAGTGCAGCAATAGATGCAACCAAAATACACGATGGTACTGTGTCTAATACAGAATTTGGTCATTTAAACAATGTTTCCTCAAATATACAGACGCAGTTGGACGGCAAGGCTTCTTCAAGTTATGTACCAACTACGATTACTGTCGCAGATGAGTCGACAGACACCACCTGTTTTCCACTCTTTGCAACAGCAGCGACTGGCGACTTAGGACCAAAGACGGCATCAGGGCTAACTTTTAATTCAAGCACAGATGTATTGTCAGGCACGTTTTCAGGAAATTTGACAGGGAATGTAACAGGTAATACCTCAGGAACATCAGGTTCTACCACAGGTAATGCAGCGACTGCAACAGCTTTACAGACCGCACGAAACATTGGTGGCGTATCTTTCGATGGCACAGCAAATATTGATCTTCCGGGTGTCAATGCAACAGGCACACAGAATACATCAGGACAAGCTGGTACTGTTGAAAGGACAAGAGGTAGAGATTACAAATCAGATTGGGGAAGCTCATCTTCTCCTATATCGTTTGAAGTCAAAGTAATTACCAAAACATCAGCACACCCATATACAGGGGTAGGATCAAGTAACGCATATACGATTGATGGAGTTGAGGGTGCTGTTTTAAACTTTGATGGTGCAGATACAGGTAAAACTTATTACTACAGATTCGACCAATCAGATGCTAGTAAT